TGCTAGAAATTTCAAGACCATGCTCCAGGAGCAGGGTGAGAATCCATACCTCTATGGGGACACTATCGACAAGGCATTTTCCCAGAAAGCTGAAATTGAAAAGTATAATAAAGCTGGAGTAGTCGGCACAGCTTTAGGGTTCATAGGGGCTACTGCAAAAGAAACAGCTGGTAAAGCAATACAAAGTGCAGGAAGATTCGTCGGTGGTGCTGCCGATTTATATGGAGCAGAAGAAACTGCTAAGATGGCGCGCACCTGGGGAGAGGACTTAGTTAAGGACTATAACCCATATATCTATGACCTTAACCCGGATGGAACCGCTAAGATAGGGGAAGACGGAAGACCCGTTAAACGATGGGCGGGGTTAGGTGCTGAAGTAGTAGGTAATTTGGTTCCACAGGTAGCAGCATTTAAAGGGCTTGGGATGCTAGCTGGCGCTGCGTTTTCTAACCCTGTTACAGCGGCGGCAGCTACTTTATTAGGTGGTATAGCGTTAGTTGCTACACAAAATGCAGGAGATGCCTACGAGCTGCATACCTCTGTTATCCCTGGAGATAGAGAGGGCGGATTAGCAGCGGCGTATAATACTTTAGATGAATCTGCTGGGCAGGGAGTAGCGGATTTAGTAATGGCTGGAACTGGTGCGTGGTGGGCTAGATCTTTATCTGGTTTATCCCGCAGTAGATTTATTGCAACTAATGTAGCTAAGCAAGCAGCAGCCGGGTATGCGTCTACTAGACTACAGCTAGAAGGAGTAGGAAGCGCTGTAGAGAAAAGTACTGGTGGGTTGTATAAGCGTAACCCCCAAGAAGAATCTACAATGAGCAATATCGGTGCTATTGTAGGGGGTGTATTTGGTGCAGTCGAAGGGCGAAACCACGTTCCTACTGCTGCTCCTGCCACTAAGCCTACAGCGCCTGCTACCCCAGCAGTAGATACTGAAGGCTACTCCCCTAACACAAATGTAAGGCGACCACCTATTCCTAGTGTAAAGCCTACGGACTCCAAAGTAGTACCTAAGCCTGTAATTACTAAGCCTGTTAGACCTAAGACTATAGAAGAGATGACAGACTTAGGAGAGGCTCTTAAGCTGTTTAATAGCACTTCTAGGGGAACTATGATTGTGGACAATATGGAGCCACATGAAGTTCCTCCTAGTGCGCTAGAGCACTACCAGTTGGAAGCCTCTCCAATGCCCGGGGGAAAGACACTACTTAGTAGAAAAACATCCTGGGAAAGAGGGGATATACCTAAAGACATAACGCAGCTAGACGGGCTTATAGATGGGCTTACAAACGAGATAGTATCAAGCCCTAACCCTAATGACCAGAGAGTTCTAGAGTCTCAGCTACAGTCTGCCGCTGTACAACGAAAAGGTCTTAGATATACTAAGGAAGTAGCAGAAAGTAGTCTTAGGATTAGTAATGAAAAGCAGAGGCTAGAAAAGCAGCTAGCAGAAACTCAGAAAACACTAGACCGCACTAAGGCTACAGATCGTAGAGAGCCATTACAGCAGGAGATTAGCTCTATACAGGGAGAGCTTCAGAAAATTAATGACTTCATGCAGACTCCAGAAGGGAGGCCAGTAGCTGTCGAAGCTGCTATTGCAGAAGCTAAGTCTAAGCTAGAGATGCTTAACGATCCACTCTATAGAAATAACACTGCGGCTAAAGAGGACCATCTAGGTAACTTACTACATGAGCGTGATAGGCTAGTAAATGCTGAAGGAGTAAAGACCACTACTGAGGATGTATCCATTCCATTAGAAGACGGTAAGCGTTTAGTATCCCTCAACAACAAATGGTACGTAATTAAGAAGAAGGGACTTAATACAGAAGTCCCAGAAGGTGCACATAATATACACGATGCTTTGTATGGCTTACGGAAGAAAACGACTGTTACGTTTGCGGAGCCTAAGCAGAAAGTAAGTGGGCTAGATGCAGATATAGCTAAGCTTAGGGCCACGGGCAAGACTAAAGGTAAGCTAAGCAGAATCAAAGATGAAGCGCTTATCAGTGATGCTAACCTTACTCCAGAACAAAGACGTAATAATTTTATTCTGGATGACCTAGAAAAAATGGAAAGTGCTGCTATAAAGAGAGAAGATCTAATCTATAGCGGCCCTCCTGGTCCAGACGATGGCACCCAATCCTCCACCTTCACCTCAGCCGGTAGAGTCCGTATCGATCCACTATCCAGCGAAGGCGAACCCTTTAAGTCTCACCACGAAATAAACCGCGAGATGACGCATATCTTACAGCAGGGAATACAAAGAGGTAACGTTAAAGCAGGGGATCTAGGTAACTATAATCCTAAGTTTCAGTCGGCTTTAGTTAAGTATGATGCGGATATGCTTACACGTCTGCATGAAATACTGCACGCCAAGGACGATCAGTTTGGAGTCAGTAAGATAGCTGCGCAGATACCAGAGGGTAGTAAAGGTAAGCTGCATGAAGAACTTAGCACTTTAGGTAAAGGCGGTTCGGCTCATCCAGATAAACCGCACGCCTACAATATGCGTGAAGGTGCAGCAGAAGGTATGCTTAGCTGGATGATAGATCCAAACTACACTGAGCAACGCTTCCCTGAGTTTATGAAGCAGTTTAAAGCAAATGTTTCTGAAGAAAATCAGATAGCAATGCGCAACCTCGGCGATGATATTAGACGCTGGGCAGATGCTCCTGCGATTCAGCAGGTAATGGGGCACATTGTAGGCTCTAAAGAAGCAATACGACAAAATATCCCTGAGCACATAAAGAGCTACATTAGTGGAGCAAGGCGCTTCTTCTCTGATGCACCAGACCCTACTAAAGAGTTTAAGACGTTTAATGTTAGCGGAGTAGATAAGTTTACAGAAGATTGGCTTAATCCTAATACAGTGTTTGATAAAGCAGTAGGGAAACTAGAAGCTGCAAGAGGGGAGAAACTTCTTCCGCATGATGACCCACGAGTTTTAATGAGCCTACTGCTTGGAGCTAACAGTAAGACTAATAAGATACTAACAGAGGGTATTCCTGACCCTATAAAGAGAGTTGGCTACTTAACCAAGGCTAACTTTAGTGACTTTCGTAAGTTTCTTAAGAAAGACACTACAGAGAACATGCTTAATGAAGCTCGAATGTTTAATGCTATCATGGTAGCAGAGCACACTATTGAGCTTCATGGTCAGCGAGATGCTAATATAGCACTACAGGCTGAAGGACTTCCTAAGATTCGTGAGATGCTTAAGGATGTTGGTCCGCTTTCTGGTATCGCCGGAAGCTCTAACATTGAAGCTAAGGGTATGACTGAGATGGAAGTAGCCCAGCGTGTTAGAAGAGAAGTAGCTAAAATGTCTCCTGATGTTCAGTTGCGTTCAAGGCAGTGGGCTAAACACTTTCGCGAAATAGGGGACGGCGCACTCAACTATGGCATAGCAAAAGGAGTTGTAGATCCTAATGTTAATAGAGATGAGATGTATGTTACTATGATGAGAGAGCTGTCTGATGAGCAGTTAGACGGTGTGCTGACTCATGGGACTAAAGCTATCTACGCTAAAGAAGGCAGTAGTGCCCCTATTAAAGACCCGACTTTATCCCTATTTAAAACAGCAACTAGGATTATTCGTATAGCAGATAGAAATGAAGCTACGTTAGCTTTCACTGATTTACTAGACCTGAATAGAAAGTGGTATGGCCCACAATCAGGAGTAGCTGACATTGGGTTTGAGATTAGCGCTCAGCAAGCGTTTGGAGACAAGACAGTAACTAAGGTATTTGACCAAGGCAAAGCTAGATACTACAAGCTTAACGAACATATTAGAGGTCCACTAGAAGGGTTTAAAGACTTAGCTGAAGATGGCGTAATGATGGATGTCTTCAGTGCTCCTGGTAAGCTGCTTAAAGCGTCTATGGGAGTATCCCCAGTCTTTGCTATCAATAACTACAGGCGAGATATAATGGATAGGCTTATCCTATCAGACACTCCTCTTATAGATAAGCTGGCTACTACGTTTGATGTTACCAAGAAAGTGCTGACAAATAAGCTGTATAGTGACGTAGATACCATTAACTATCAGCTATTAGGCGGTGATCAGGGTGGGCACTATCCACGTAATGAACTGGACTACATGCGCTCTATGCGTAACTTAATGAATGAAGTATCTGCTGATAAGAACAGCGTACTTTTTCTGCCAACTAAGATAGGGAGTAAATATGTAGACATAGTTCAGCAGGGAGAGATTGCCGGTAGAGTAGCAGAATATAAAGCCCAGTTTAAAAGAGCTAAGACAAAGTTAGGGTATGGCGACGTAGACGCGCACCTATACGCAGCGTATAAGGCCGTGGATTTAATGCCCTTTGCTGTAATAGGACATAATATGCGGCAGTTTGAAAAGATAGTTCCATACACTAATGCACGCTTACAAGGATTCCGTAAACTAATTAGAGCTGCTAAAGAGAATCCAGGGGGCTTAGCACTCACCTCCGTAGTGTATGGAGCTATTCCAGTTCTCCTTATGCGTAAGTGGAATGAGGCACATGGATATGGGGATGCTTATGAAAAGCAGCCAGACTATGCAAAGGATATGTCTTTTATTCTTTATGCTGGGCCTAACACTAACGTAGTAATACCTAAGCCTTTCTCTGGGATGATGGTTACTTCTGCTGTAGATAGGCTGTATAGCTATCATAACGGAAACAAGGATGCTTTTAATGGCTTTGCTGGTATGCTAGCAGCACAGACTCTACCTTTAGGCGCAGAGTCTATTCCTATTCTTTTTAGACCTACTATAGAAGCTCTGCTTAACACAGACACTTTTAGAAAGAAGAATGTACAGCCTATATGGGACGTAAATAAGTCTTTAGGCGAACGTAAACCAGGTAAAGGTGAGTCTCGCTTCGGGCAATGGGTTCAAAAGGCTGCTGAGATGATGGGCTTAGGAGATAACTGGGCAGCTAAGAGACTACTAGCTGCTAGGTCTGTTGATCATCAAATGAAAGGATACTTCGGGTCATCGGCGACAGTATTCCTTTCAGCTACAGATTACGGTAGGGGAGACGGGGGTAGGCCGTTAAGCTGGAATACTGTTACTGGGATCACTAAGGAAGTTCCTGTTTATGGCACTAAAGATGTTGAAGAGGTAATGAGCTTTGCTACTAACCATGGTATAAGCACGCAGAATAAATACTTACGCTACTTACAAGATTCTATTAATAGATACTTTGATGCTGATGGGGCAGGGGCTAAGAAACAAGCCTATGAGCGGGTTTACACTATGGCGCAGCAGCTTAACGAGAGCATTAAAAAGAATGGCGTTAATGCATTTGGGCAGGTTAAGAAGTACTAGAGCTTATACGTCCTTCTAGCGTATTCTGCAATCAGCAGTGCGTCTGCAATGCTGTGATTTACTTTGATGCTAGGAAACAGCTGAGACGCTTTAGTCTTCGTAATATTCTTGTCACCCTTACTTAAGCACCCCAACGCCTTTTGCCACTTAGCAGGGCTTACTAGTTCCCACTGCCAGCCAGTAGCATACATACATGCTTCCAAGAACCCTACTCCTCTTCCGAAAGTGTACGCGCTTGTTACGCCCATTTGTGGAGAAGAGTGTACATTCTCTAGTAAAGCATACGTCTCACCCGAGTAATACCCAATGTCTATAAACAAATCAAACGTATCTTTCTGCGTTTCAGGAAGTTTATGAGCTACAGCAAGGCTGCCATCTATAATCCCAATGCCCCCATTCTTCCCAGGATCAATCCCTATGAAACGCATTGTCTGACTCCTTTTAGGTCTAGCACACTTCCGTGCATGTAGCGCACAGCTAGCAGGTCCTTATTAGCGGCTTTGATTATGCTACATGCTTTAATACGTAGTTCATCTTCAGAGCCTTCCATATCTAACCAGTGAAGGCACCACAGCAGAGAGAACTCCGTTTTACAGTCTGAGAATAGCCAACACTTAGCAGAGTCTCGAATTGGCTTAAATGGCTGTCTTAGGTCTAAGATAGCCCGTTCAATAATGGAGGCTAGTAGTGCTTTACAGGGGTCATACCTACAGTAATCTAAGTTTAACGCTGTAAACATACTAGCCTCCTTACTTGTCACCTAGCACTTCTTACCTTTCTTCCCCTTCATCTCTCCCTTCTCTTCCTTCATTTCCATCTTCACTGCCTTCTTCGGGGCTGCCTTCTTCTTTGCTGCTGCCATTTTCTTCTCCTCCAAGTATGTATTGCATCATATCACTACAGTCATCATTACCAACTCTAGTTAGCCGGGCTACTGTAGACCCTTTGTGTTTATAGTAAAACACCCAACCAAACATCCTAACGAAGCTATAATACACATTAGCCCTATTGAATAGGAGCATATCACCCTTAGCTATGTTATTCATCAAATCTAAGAAGTATAAGTCTATACGCTTCCTATCCCAACCTCTATCCTCGAAGAACTCCCGCATCTGATAAGCTCTATCGTGCCAGGTGCAGCAGTCCCTGAAAGGGTCATCTGGTCCAGTCTGGAAGATTCCGGCGCCACACAACGAATCATAGTCTGCTAGAAGCTGAGGTGGTCTATCAGCCGCAGGCGTCCACCAGATGCGTCCTTCACTATCTACTGTGACTTGCCCCTCTTCTAAGCTCTTACTAAACAGTTCCACTTGGAGCCTCCATAGTAGTAGACGACTCACTGGTATTAAAAGTTACGTTACTTCCACACTCTGCTATTATGGTTATATTACCGGCTACAAACTTAAACGCCCATAGGCGGATAGGCTTAATTACAGGCTCGCCTGTAGGTGTATCAGTGGAAACTACTTGTGTTTCTCCTGCATCTGTGACGTAAGCCACCTGCTCCGATACACTCTGATCTCTGATACATGAATGTTGATCGTTACAGAACCACATATCCCCATTATGAGCACATGTCATGGTAGTCGGAAGCTGTGCTACTGCTGTAGGTTGCGGTGTTGGCTTTTCTACTGTATACGTATCTCCATCTCCTCCACCTCCGCATCCAATAAGAGCACTTACTGCTAAAGCTGCTACTGTATGTCTCATTATTTTACTCTCTTTATGTGTTACTAAACCGTGATAACTTAGTTATACTCGTAGTCTGTATGTGGGTGAGAAGGATCGGGAAGCCTGTAGGCTAGGAGTAGCTTAACCTGGCGCATTGTGTAGTCCCTGGGTATGCTTATTAAAGCTCCACAGCAGTGGCATGTGAAGCTGTAGTCTAGTCTTTTGACCTCAAGCAGCAGTCTGTCTGTAGCAAGGCATAATGGGCACTGTAGGGCGTTGTATGCTCTATCTCTTATCGCCATTTCCTTTTCCTTACTGTTGGTGTAAGCTCAACTTCAGCCATTGGTGGGTTTCTCATGTAGTCGAAGTATACTTCTGCGGCTTCTTCCCCAATCCACTTCTTCAGCATAGCACCTTGTGGATCCTTTAGTCTGTACATTCCTCTGTTGTGCCCTGCTCCGAGGGCATTTCTACCCATCAGCCCCTTAATGCCTATAGTCCACGTGCTATCAGGCTTAACGTTGCTTTTGATGCCTACAGCTTCAAATCGTTTCCAGACTTTCATATCTAGTAGGTAGTTAGAGCAATGATCTACGCAGTCTAGAACTAATGGAATATGCTCCGCCCTAAATGCAGTCTGGCACCAAGAGCAATACTTTGTATTACCATGTACGTAGTAAGACATACTTGGTAGGTTATAGTATGCCGAACATGCTTCTCCTACTATTCCTACGTCTGGGGCGTTAAAGAGGGACACCATGCCTGTAATCTTATTAGGAGTAATATGGTCGTCATCTTCTATTATCAATACAAGGTAGCCCTTAACAGCCTTTAATCCTCGACGCATGTTACCTAAGAAGCTTTGCAGCCCAGTAACTAACGGCTCACCTTCAGCCGGTCTTACTATCTCCTGACCCATTGTACACTTAACAGGCTCTCTTGAATCATTGGCTACTATCCACTGCACCTTACCAGGGTAGGCTGCTAGCGCAGGCTTCATCCACTTCTCTGTTAAGCTGAAGAGATGCTGCCTGTTATTGGTGGGGGTAATTATAGTAATCAACGAACTTCTCCGCACTTCTTAGACTCTTCAAACACTGCTGCTAATGACATTCTGCTCTGTGCATAATGACTACCCCAACCATACATACGCTGCATTGCTCCTCGTCTAGCATCACAAGCAGCATACCGTTTACAAACCCATTCAAAACCAACGTGCGAGTAGTGATACATAACCAAGTCTATTGGATGATCTATTGCTACGTCTCCAACAGGCCCGCACTGATGACAGCCTGGCTTGTAGTTAATCTCTGTAAGGGCACTAGGCTTAAATAGGCAAGCCTTCATATACCCAGGAGAGTTACAACCAGTCTTAACTTGCTTATAATCCGCAACGTATTCGTAACTAAACATGGAGTAAGCTTGAGAGGGGATTAAGACTGTAGCACCTGTAGTTTCCAGGCAGCCAAATAAGTCAGGGTGGTATAGTAGCTCGTCGGCGTCTCCCACGATCACCCAATCTGCATCACTTCCTTTCCAAGCATTATTCTTAATACGTAAGTACTCACCATCATCTAATGAACCTGGCTGCCCAAAAGGAGTAACTACTACACGTGGATCTTTAGCTGCTATCTCTAGGGTGCTATCGGTGCTGTAGTTGTCATAGAGGAAGATGTTACGTGCGTAGTGATAGTTATCGAGATACCACGGTAAGCGTTCTTGTTCGTTCCACATTATCGCGTAGCAGTCTATGTTCATTCCTTTCCCTCTAGTATATTCATCTCTTCTGGATGCCTAGTTAGCATAGCGTCAAAGTAAGCTGCATCTACAAAATACATCGGTGCAGATCTAACTGCTGGTCCTCTGCAGTTTACTACTGCATTAACAAAAAACTCATCCTCTACATAGCCTACAAGCTTATCGTCTATTGTAAATAGACCATACACTAAAGCTATAGGAACCCGCATTATGCTTCTTTCCTCACTGCGACCACATAATCCTTTTGTAGGACTGTATGATTAGGTGTTTCAGCTAAGAACTTATCTATTCCAAGATGCGGGCAGTTATTATTGAATGGCCCGTTATATCCTTTAGGTAACCAATTGTAGTCATCGAAGATCATAATGCCACCTACCTTAAGCAGCGGCCATGACATTACGCTGTCATTATATACGGACTGCATCCTGTGATCCCCGTCAATGAATATGCAATCATACTCGTTAGCATGTAACTGTGGCAGCACATTACGGCTGTAGTCACATCTAAACTCACATCTTCTATCTCTTAAGTAAGAATACAGATTCTGTCTAATAGTAGTCTCCTGATCTTCTGCGATGTAATCCTCATAGCCTGGAATAGGATAAGGTGTACACGGGTCGATAGTTATTACTACTGATTCAGGCCAGTTCTTCAGGAGATACTCTGTGCTTCTTCCCTCGAACGTGCCTATCTCTAGGAACAAGCAGTAACCGCCCTTAAGATGCGAAAGATGCCTATCAAAGATGTCTGTATTAAAGTCACACGTAGTAAACTTACCCACTTATCCTCCTATCGAACCACATTAGAGTGTTAGCAAACCAAGGTAGAGTAGAAGCCTTACGCAGCTTCAAAGAAGTATCTATGTCAAACTCAAACCCGCGCTTAGTCATCTGCTCTATGATGTAGTCGTTAGTCCGGCAGTTAACGTGCCCTACGCCTGCTTGTCCTGGGACTGCCCAGCTTAGTAGGAGCGTATCTTGAGCAAAGAGTGCTATGTTGTCTAATAGCTGCTGCTCATGCTGACGTGGGACGTGTTCCCCTAGTTCGAGCGATAGCGTAAACTCATACTTAAGTATAAAAGGTAACGGTTTACCTAGATCTACTTCTTTAATACCTTCTATAACAGATATATTACCTATATTAGGAGTACCTTCAAAGCCATAAACACTATCCCACCCAACGTTACGTAGATGCTCTACATAATATCCCTTGCCGCAGCCAAGGTCAGCAGTGCTAGTAGGAGCACCCCCATAAAAAGCTTCTACGTGCTTAACAATAGCCGCCGCTAACGCCTCGTCGAAGAAGTGGCTCTGCTTAGCCTCTTCTAGACTCCATATACCTGTTTCCGAGTCTATCACTTACTTTCCTCCGCTACTGCTTCTTTTTCTATTATACCTAGTTCGGTGATTAGATGATCTCTGACCATTAACAGAGTTCGTTTTTCAGCTTCCCACTCTAGTATCTTATCTCCTAGTGTAGCTATTCTGCTATTCCACTCATTGATTAAATTTTGTAGGCGGTTAAACTCTCTGTTATTCATCTTCCTTCCTCTTAATCACTGGCATTACTTTATCTAAAGCGTCTAAGATGCACCTAGTGCACTACTCTCTGCTCTTAATATCATTTATATGGATAGCAGTTGTAGCTGTTATCTCTCCATGCACAGGGCAGATGAAGATGGGAGACTTAAATGAGCATAGTGCTGTTTGGTTGTTTAGGGTATACTCTAACACTAGCGTACCTCCCAGGGACAATAACCGTAAAGCCAGTTATAAAAATTGCATAAACCCTGACGGCACGCCTCCCAGTGTGTATGCCAGTAATCATCTTTATCGGTGGTAGTTATTCTATTCAGTTTGAAGTTGAAGGTAGTATAAGTCTCAGCTAGTAGATCAAGTCCTACTAAGCAGCTATAAGGGCTAAGAGTAGACCAGACGTAGCCTAGCTGATTATAAACTTCTTTGTTACCTACACGTATTACGTCTACGTACACAGGAGGCCATTTAAACTCTGGTAATACACTTGTCAGTCTAAGTTTCTTCTGCAACCCTGTGCCCACCCAGAACTTAGTAGCTGCAGTATCTAGCGTACATACCGTGTCTACTGCTATGCCTTTTGACTCCAGATGTACTGGTATGTTTATGAAGTAACCGTCCGTAGTAAATGGGATAGAGTCATCCCCGTAAGCTACTCTGCATACGAAGATTACTAACGCTAGCCCTGTTAAGTATAGTAGTAGCAGCTTACCTGTTGTCATTTCTCTACCTCTACCTTATGTGTTCGAACTAAAGCTAAATCCTGATTACAGCTTCTAGCTGTGTATACGGTATACATAGCAAGTATAAATGCAAGGGTAATAAAATAGGTATACAGCTTATCCTCGGATGTCATTCTAGTAATCCTTTTCTATTAGCCGGTTGTAATATCCGGCATTCGTTAACTACTTCCTTCCATGCTTTCTTCTTTCTAATCAACATGCTGTAGCCGTCGTAGTTAAGGCAGTAAGGGCTAACCCCTAGCGTCTCAGCAAATACTAGTAGGTTCTTAAGAGGGATACCATTACGCACCACCCAGTTGATTGCATGTTGACGGCTGAGTTTAACGCCTGTAGCCTTCTCTAAGATTCTTACACACTGTGCAGGTCCGCCCCAATGGTCTACTACAGCCTTAATCATGCGCTGCTGGGGACTGGATTTAGCTGTCTTCTTTCGTCTTAGGTCTGCCATGTTGCCTCTAGCTCAAGTCTATTGTATTTTCTGTGTCTAGCTTTATGACATGCTGCACATAACCATGTAACTTCTAAGGGCTTAGAATAGTCTTCATGGTGTGCTTCTGGTCTGCAGCTTCCACATAGCTGACATGCACTAGGCTTATCCATACGCCCACTTCGTATGGCCGCGTGTAGTAGCTTATGACACTCACTTTTTTCTGGGTTGTCAGCCTTCCACTTTTTAGGTCTAGCTATGTATACTTCTGGATTACTCTTATAATATGACCTAGTTCTAGCTCGTTCCCGCGCTACATTCTTTACATAGTTCTTCTGACGGTGTGTAGCTACTACTTGCGGATCTCTTTTGTGAAGCTTTGCGTATTCTTTATTATAGGCACTTATTTCTTCTTTATGCTTAGCTCTATAGGTTACTTTATGTTGCTTACTGCGCTTAAGTATTTCGTCTCTATTTGCTTCGTAGTATGCTTTGCTCTTAGCTAGTATTTTATCTCTATTAGCCTCTCTATAGAGTATGCCTTCCTTGTGCTTACACTCTTTACACTTGGAGTCTCTACCGTGCTTACCTAATTTAGCCTTATTGAACTTTTCCAGCTCCAGTTCTAGGCTGCATTTAGTGCATACTTTAGTAACTACTTTAGTGCTGCCCATGTTTGACCACTCTTTACGTCTACTAATTTGTTTATTACCCCGCGTGGGAATAGCTTAAGGTATGCTTCAGTCATTGTTGTTCCTAGAAGCTCCTTAGCTTCCTTAACTTTAGACTTATGTGTTTCAAGAATTAGCTCATCGTGAACTGAGACTAGCAGACGTATCATTTTGTTGTCAAGCTTTTTGTGCAACATATTGAGTGCAGTTATTACTATCTCTGAGGCTGTACCCTGTACCGGTGTGTTTACGCTTCTAGTGTAGGCTCTATCTGGCAGCAGCTTACGTACCTTCCCTGTTACTGTAGTAGTTAGATTAGTCTTAGCTGCTATATCTCGCTGAACTTTTTGCCAAGCTGCATATCCGCTATAGGTGTCAAAGAAGGTACGAACGTGCTGATACGCTTGTTCTTCAGTAAGCTTTACATTATAATTCCAGGCTGCGTAGTCTACTAAGCCCTTAGCACCTAATCCAAAGGCAAGTCCGAAGTTAAGAGCTTTACCTAGCTGTCTCTCTTCTTTAGTAACCTTATCTAAAGGCTTACCTGCTATTTGAGATGCCATATAACTATGGAGGTCTAAACCTTTCTTATACACAGCAAGCATAGCTTTATCCTGAGACAACTCAGCAGCTACTCTAAGCTCAATCTGTGAATAGTCTCCCCCTACTAAAACTTTATCCGTTCCAGCTATAAATATACTGCGTATCTCTTCTCCTCTTGGAAGTTGCTGAACGTTTGGCGATCTAGAAGACAGCCTACCTGTAGCTGTATACCCCAGCGTGTAGCTTCCATGTAGACGCTTTGTAATGGGATTAATCTTAGCTAGTAATGTAGGTCCGAAAGAGGATAGCAAACGATCTAACTTCTTATACTCCAGTAACGGTTTCACAAAGCTCAACTCACTAAAGCTACTTAAGCTCTTAGCATCACTCCTAAGCTTTCCAGTCTTCTCAGACCGAGGCCACTTATGCTGAATAGCGATAGGTAGATTAGCCTCTAACCACTTGCTGATGTGGTGTGTGCTGCGTACATTAGTAAGGCTACCGAAGTGCTTTAGCACCTGGAGCTGCCTTCTATCTCTTTCCTTCTCCCACTCTTTGCAGCACTTCACATGCTTCTCGACATCTATACTAATACCGTTAAGAATCATGTCGGTTACAGGCTCAAGGGCTTCCCTATTAAGTCTGTATACTGCTGCTAAACCCAGCTCCTTTATCTTACGTGATAGCACCCTGCCACAATCAAAGGTGAACCAGCTATCCTGTGCCGCGTAAGCGAGCTGCTCCTTGCTGAGGGGGCGTTCTGTCCAGTTTGAGGTCTGAAGCTCCTTATCTACCCGTATGCCTAGTAGCTTCGCCACGCAGACACGCAGGGAGGCCCCGTAGCGCTCCCCTTTACCAAGCCAATCAGTAACCTCACCTTCCCCTTCAGCCTCATCTTCCTCTTCGAAGCTGGCAAATTCAGCACACTTTACTAGGTTATACATGATCATGCTGCAGTCCATGTTAGGCACGTCTAGGCCATTGTGCTTCATATGCTGCAGGTCGAAGATAGCATTGTGAGCTATCACCCTCTTAGCAGCGAAGATGGGGGCTAGCATCGCTAAGGGTAGATAGAACGTATCAAACATGTAACAGCGGTCTATACCGTCATAGAACTGGACCAGGGATGGGAAGGAGCGATAGGGGCAAAGCCCTGCAACAGGGTCATAGACGTAGTTAGCCTTCTTGCCTGTTTCAATGTCGAAGCCTAAAACTGGGGTGCTTCTGGTGAGTAGAGCTTGGATGCAGCGTTCTGCTAAGTCTGTGGTGCAGACGTAGATGCAGTTAAGCTTCTTATCACCGATGGTTATTGCGAACTTAAGGTCTTTCACGTAGTCTCCTTACTAGCCTACCTACTGCATAGTATAGTTCTAGGCATAACCATATTACCGTATGGAACAGAACGATACCTACTAGTATGCCAAATAAGAACATGCTTAGCTGCGCTATGCTGATCATGCTACTACACTCCAGTTTCTTTCGTACAGCTCAGCATAGATTTCTTCAGGGGGTGTATTGCTGATCCATATATCACTCTTAGTAGTATAGTATCCCTGCGGAGCGTTCCTATCGCCACGCCACGTCCACACGCCTAAGTCAATGCCGTGAATGTGGAACTGCTTATACGTGCGGTAGCCTTGGCGCTTCTTTAGCTTACGTTTGATTCGCTTGGTCACTCGTCTTCACCCCCAGCTATCCCATTCAACCATATTCTTTGCTTCGCTGGCCATCTTAATAACATGCTCTAATCCGCTAATGCTTTTAATGTCGTGCAGTCTCTGAATAGCAGCATGACATACTTCTAGGAGCTTAATAGTATCTTCATGCCTTTCCTCAAATTCTTTTAGATGGTCCCGCATTTGCTCTTAATCCGTTCTAAGTCAAACTCCACACCTTCTCCGTTATCTAGCTGGGTAGCAGCAGCCTCTATGGACTTCTGCAAGTCTACCTTGCACTGAAGGAAGTAGCCCTCAAGCTCCCACACTTTATCCTCAGCACGTTTACGGGCTATATTATACCCTACATCGTAGTTATAATTAGCCGGGTCTACGCAGCCTGAGACCCCTACTACTTCAAAGCCGTTCTGAAGTGTTAGAACTACTGCTATAGTCTTTAGCCCTAGCGTGTAACCTACTTCTGACTTGATAGCGTTATTGATGTCTTCTTGTGTTAATGAGTTTTTCATTTTGCTTTCTCCTGTTTACTCTTATGTTTTGTTTATCTACTCTACGTCCTTTTATTTGGTCCTCTACCTGCCTAATGCAGTCATCACATAGAGGCATCCCATACGTAAAATTCATCACCCCGTAATCATCACAGCCGCAGCATTTACCAAGGTGGTCTTCTATTGCATCTCCGTAGTCGTAGTTATCCATACTCATTTTATTCCCCTTAATTCTTTCTGTATCTCAGCTTGAATCTGAAGGGCTGTTCGGTGTCCGTCTGACCATGCGGTTTTCTTCGCCTTCCTAATCGCAGCTTGGAGGTGGTTCCACATTCTATTAACATCTTCGTGTTCTTCTACGAAGAAGCGAGCCATTGGACACCGTGGTGGAATTACGAGGCAATCAGTCCCGTCAAATTCCTGTTCTACGTGCTCCTTCTCGCACAGTTCGCATTTTGATAAGGTGGTCATTCCCCCTTCTCCTTCAGCTTGGCTTTTTGTCTTTGGTCTTCCCACTGCCTATCCATCTGCTTATCGAAGTAAATCCCTACCAACTTAACGAGCAGGTAGAAACAAAAAATGCCAGCTAGAAAGGTCATAGTTTTTTATCCTCAAGATACTCAGGATGCGCCTTAAGTATCTCCTCCTCAGCCTCAAATAAAGCATCGTAGTATCCATATCTTTCTTTCGGCATAAACTCCTTACTGTAACCACTGTCGCTCCACACCTTTCTAGCAGCATCAGTTTCCAAATATCGTCTTTGTTTCTCTGGATGCCGTTCCAGATATGTCCATACTAGATCATGAGAGACTTGCGCTTCCAACGAGTATCCTTGTACGGATAACCCATATTTATGCCAAGGATGACTAGAGGCATAATATGCGCTAAGGTTTTTCCTCATGCCTCTCCTTCATCTCTGCCATTTTGCGCTCAAATTTGTAAACACACTCGATTGCATCAAGCAAACTAACATCATACGACTCACAATCTGGATGAGCAGAAAGAGACACAAACAACGCCCAGCACCGTTGCTCGAATTGCTCTTGCTTGTCTCTAGTAGCTTCCATATCAGTCATTTTGAATTTAGCATTCCCGCACGTTGGACAAACGCCATATCTTTCGTCTGCCCAAGCTGTTCCGCATTTACCGCAAGAAATAATCATTTGTCCTCCAAAAAAGCGCCGTCCCCAGCCAGTGTTATAGAGCGTAATACGCAGTGCTACTCTCTTACGTATTACTGCGAGCATTAGAGTAATTTTGTCTCCACTCTAAGTTCTTAACTGGGCAACGGCATATGTGAAAAAGCGCCGTCCCCTTAGCCCTGACATAAGTGATGTAGTGTATCAGTCGACATCAACTTCCAACCTCATGTTTTCTCAGCTAGGGGACGGCATAGGTAAAGTCCCCGTCTTTCCGGGGTGTCAAGCCTACCAGCGATTACTTTGGCTTTCAGTTAGTTAGATGGTAATGTCATCCATATCATCTACGTAATTTTCATCCACCTCTTCAGCAGTCACGTCTCCGAGGTCTTCAAGCTCAACTTCCAAGTCATCAAGCATATTCAGACTTACGCTTCTACCACCGCTTAGCGCATCCCCTTCATGCGAAAACTGAACTACCTCTAGCCCACAGGTAATTCCACCTTCACCCTGTGTGTAGGGATAAACGCTTACTACAAGCCTAGCGAAGTCTCCGCCTTTGATACGCTTAATCCTGTCTAAGCTGAACTCTTTCTTGTCCGCCCCTACTACTGTAGTCAGGAACTGCGACTTAGCAGTGATGTAGTAATTCCCCTTATAGTAATCCTGGGGCTTCGTATCGCCATCCTTAAAAGGATGAGCAAACTCAGCGAACTTCATTGGCTTACCATAAAACGCCTGAGCTGCTTTAAGCACAGTCTGGCGAAGCTCCTTTCCGGCTTCCTGCCAAGTTTCTTTCGGAAACAAGATGTCAGTCTTGAACTTATCATCACTGTACTGCCTACCTGAATCAGGCTCTGCTAGGTAAGGGAACACAAGCTTCCCCACTGGCGTTACACAACGCAGGCTTTCTTTCTTAATCTTGGCTGTTCCAGCTGCTGTTAGTTTTCGTTTAGTTGGTGCAGGCATAATAGCCTCCTTGTTGTAGTGTGCTAGCTATACTTCATCGTCCTCAGTATCGAGAGCCGTAAGTAGTTCGGTAGCATCTTCTTTTGGTAATGCCTGTCTCTTATCATCTTCAGAGACAAGTTTCGGTTTTGGGATTGACTTGCGTACCACCGCATCTATCTTTCCCTTGCCTATCCTTTTTTCAATTTCAGTAATACCCAGTAAACTCTGCCTCCAGGGATTCTCTACGCCAACATTCTTTAAGTACGCGGCTACTTCAAGTTCATTCTCTAGCCACTTTCTAGTGCTGCGCCCTGCTACTAGCTTCCACCCAGGTAGGGGCATAGACGAGAAGTATCTTCCTGCTGCATACTCTTCTACTGCCTTTAGGAATGCTCTAATCTGGTCAGCGTTACTTAGTACAGTGTCTAGCTGCTCATCAGTCATAGTAGCAGGAGCTGGGGTCTTAACTAGCGCAGGTGCTCTATCTAGCTCCACTAGTCCTGGTGCGCTTGAGTTCTTAGCGTATGTTTTGCACTCAGCTTTACGCTTGCAGAACGTACACTGCGGCCCGAAGTGTTCTTTAGGCTTCTTAGTGCCTGCTTGAACCTTCAAAGCCATCTTCTCAAAGCGCTTTAAGTTAGCACGAGCTTTCTTTAGCGTAGGCTGGTCTATAGTCCACTGCTCTAATGGGTCTGCATGTTCGTCTCTATTACGCGGCTGATAGATAGCAGCCACTGCTTCTGTAGCATCCCAGTTCTTAGAGTTAATGATAGCTAAGATGTAGGTCATTAACTGCCAGTTATCTTCTGCCCTAACTGCTATGCCTTTGCCGTATTTGAGGTCTAAGGCATAAATCTTCTTCTTGTTATCTTTTACGTAGAGAATACCAAAGTCGATAGTGCCATATATGTGGGTGCTGAATTGTACGCGTTCTTCTATTAGGGTGGTGAGGATGCAGTCTTTGCCTATCTTCTTGATGATGCGGTCTATTAGTTGGATGAGGTCGGAGATATGCTCACGCTTCTCTGCATCATAACCTGGAGCTTCTGCTACAGCCATTAAAGCTGCGTCTACACCCTCCTTCATTAGAACGGTAGAACCCATCGCAAACAACTCATGCGCCTTTGTGCCCTCCTCGGCATAAGGAGATACACGCTCGGGCAATGGATGCTTAGGAGGTAATAGGCTTGCGTAGCACTCCATGAACATTTTCATGGAGCTTGGAGCTAGCTTAGCGTGCTGGGCTTCTAGTGTTGCTATGATTTCTTTTTCTGCTCCGCTAAAGCTAAGTTCTCCGCCATCAAGGCGTGAAGGTGGTAGCATCTCTTCTAAGCTAACAGCCTTATCAGTAGCTAGCACTTGCTCCAGGTCGAGCTGCGTTTCTTCGGGGGCTACATCTTTCCTTACGTGCTTATGTGGCTCCACTATAAGTTGTTGGCAGGCTTCTATAGCTTGAAGACCCAAAGATGTTGTAGCCGTTACTGTTAGATCGTCAAAGTCATCCATGCTAACAGGCTTATCTGCAACAGGCGTTCTCTTCTTAGACACCTTAGCCCCATTAGGTAGCTGGATTACTACGCGCTCATCTGAGATGCCAATAACTTTACCTTGCTTTCTATACTTCGCCATTTCTTCGTTACTTATCATCTTTTTTCATCCCATTTATTCGTTCAAAATCGTAACCATGTGCTGCACAATACGCATTAAGCAGCTTATAAGTTACTTCCACTATCTCGTATATCCCCAGAAATAGAAAAGGTATCTCCTCTACTTCACTTAGCTTACGCCTGCCCTTACGAAGCTGCTCGGCTTTGGCTATTATTCCACGCAGCGTATTACGCAGGTCATCTACGCTTCCAGTGATCTTAATCTCTACTAGTTTCTCTTCCATCGCTGCCTCCCTTAGTAGTACGTTTGTTCCATTCTTCTTCAGCTTCTGCTATATAAAACCTGTAGGGTCCTAAGCATCGGCAATCCTCGCATGTTATGGCGTGGATTTTATCTAATAAACTAGTTTCTTTTAACCTCTTCCCACCACAGAACGGGCAAACTTTTAGTTCCACTTTCATTTTTCGCCTTCCATTAAATACTCATACCGCTTATGTTGCTACTCATGCTCTTTTGTCCTTTATAGCATCACTTAGTAATGCGTGAAATTTTAATAGCATAGAATCAAAGCTTAGATACTCCGTTTTAAATAACGCGGCTAAGCGTTTATCACTTCGCTGCTTACGTGTTTCAAACTCAAGTATATCCTCCCAGGTTATCATGCTACCTCATCAGTTTCTCAATCGCTATGTCAGCATCATCTATAATGCTTCTAAGCCTAAGACTTATCTCCATCTCGTTAAGCTGATCCTTAGTAGACTCCCCAAGCAGCTTACGAAGGTCGATAGTTAGCTTAAGTATGAGGCAGACTAGCCCTGTGTATTTATCCATTAGGCACCTCAGCAAAATTAACAGCTTCGCTGTAATACCCATTAGACTGCCCGCACCACCTCAAGTCCACAGCTCCTTTAATTGTAGCAAGCTTATAAAAGGTCCACGTCTCGCCAGTATCCATAGTAGTTATAGACTCACCACTTACTTCTTCAGCTACTAGCAGCGGAGTTCCAATCAGGTCCTGCATGTCTCCAATAACCTCAGCTAACCAGACATACTCACAACAGTCTTGTTCATGGTATAGCTTAAAGCGCTGACCGTTATCACAGACGAACGTAACAACAGTATCGTCCTCCTTGCCAATAATAGCAGTAAGGATTCTGCCTTTTAGTAAATCAAATTCTTTGTATTTGTCCATGTTATGCTCCTACCACGTTTTCAATATCAACCATCTTCTGCTCCAGCACTTCAATGATGTGGTCGTCTAGGCTGTCCTTAGCTAGGAGCATGTAGATAGTAACGGGATTTATAGTACCGATCCTGTGTACACGATCACTTGCTTGAAGCATGTTTGCAGGATTCCAGTCTTGTTCACAAAAAACAACAGTAGAGGAGGCTGTCAATGTCACTCCAGTTCCGCAGGCTATCAGATTGCCCACCATTACCTGCTTAAGCCCCATCTGGAAGTCTGTTACTGCCTTCTCTCTCATATAAGGAAGTGTATCTCCTGTTATAGCGCAGGTAGTTATCCCCTTATCCATTAGATAGGCTTCAACTCCATGCACTACAGCCTTATGATAAGCAAAGATAACCAGTTGCTCATCAGGGCTAGACTCCAAGTAGTTATCTAACCACTTATAGATAGCAGGCAGTTTAGCTACTCCTAGTCTCTGACGCACAGTAGCAACATGGTCTGACTGCTCCAGTGCTTCACGCTCTACACCCAGTTGCTTTAGGGCAGAGTCAACTAGTTGTAGTGACTCCTCTGCCACGGTAGCATCAATGTCCAGATACACATTAGCGTAGCGTTTAGGAGGTAAGTCCTTAAGCACGTCTTGCTTGAAGCGTCTTACGGTGAAGGGCGCCATGCGCTCTTTCAACTCATCCTCGTTACGTGTGCCTCTGAACTCTACTCCACTGCCAAAGGGTGTAGGGTAGGGGTAAGAGAACTTGTAACAGAAATCTTGATGCTTACCCCACTTGTGCGGCTCAATAGCGCACAGTAAGGGGTGTAAGTCGCTGACGCATTTCGTGATGGGTGTGCCTGTGAGGAGCTGCACATACTTTGCATTGGGTACAAGCTGCTTAACTACAACCTGTGTACGCTTTGCTTTCCAGGATTTGCAATAGTGCATTTCATCGCACACTAACATGCTATCACTGTGCTTACTGAGATAAGCAACTAATAGCTTAGTCCACGCTTCACTAGCAGCTAAATCATAGCTTATTATAACCACACGTGTAGCTGGCAGTAGGAGCTGCTTACCATTACTGATGACTTGTAATTCTCTTCCCAGAGTATCCCACTTCTTAAACTCAGCTGCCCACGTACTACGCACAACAGCGGGGCATATAACTACCATATGTTGTGGCTGGAAAGCGTTGCTGGATGCTATAGCTTGACATGTTTTTCCAAGACCAGGCTGATCAGCGAGGAGAGAGCGCCGTAGCTTAATGAGCTTTAGGACTCCCTCTTTTTGATATGGGAGAAGTTGCTGGGATTTAGGGACTATTAGGCGTTTCACGGTTATTGGTGGCTCAGAATGTTTTAGCTTGCATATTTTACGGCTTCAGGTTTATCCTGGTAGCTCGTTCCTGAAGTAGAGTCTAAGCTCACAACAGAATGTTGTCAAGGTATAAATCAACTATAAACTGATTTTTAGAAAAAAAAAACCTCATACAGGGGTTAAGCTGTATGAGGCTCGAAAAATATAAACGGGACTAACCATTTAAGGACAGCTTAATAGCTGTATTGAAATCTAATGTCAACAATACCACAGTCTTCTGATATAGCAAGTACTAATTCACAGCTAATCTCCACTAATCCGGATTTGGTTCGGTTTGTTAAGCTATTGGCATCACATCCGTTCTACAAAGAGACAGGTGTTAAGTTCTACCTGGACTGGGAAGCACACAAAGAAAGACCAGACGCAGGACATGATTGTGCCCCTCCTGAGCTATCCACAGTTACTCAAAAGCTAGTCAGCAGATTAACTGCTTTAAATGCTGAGAGTAAGCACATCTACTACCGTGTTCAGTATCGACCGTATATCCCAGTTAACGGTAACGGGCATATTACTCAGACGGTAAAAAACGATAACATTACTAATTCACTATATATCCCCATAGATATAGACTTTAAGCTTCCCTTTAGCTTTGAGCACTTTATGACTCAGCTGGGTATTAGTCCCTGGGCTGTGGTTCAAACGTCAGTGGATAAGAAGGGCTTTAAGCGTTATCAGGCATTAGTGGCTGTCAGAGCTGAGGATACCCAGAAGCGTGACGAGGTGAAGCGCCTAGGGCTTAAGCTAGCGAGTATATGTGGGGCTGATAGTTCTATGTATGACTTTAGACGTGTAGCAAGGCTCCCAGGCTTTAGAAACTGGAAATGGTCAGGAGCTGGTGTCTCTAAGCTGCTTCAGCTTAAGAAGCCGGGTATTGTCTACAGCCTGGAGAGATTGGATTATCTGATAGATAGGGCTAAGATTAATCCAGGTATCATTAGGTGTAAGGAGGTGTCCCCGCCTCGTAAGCGAGGTAACGAAAATAAGGAATACACCGGGGACAGGATATGTGAGCTTACGTACGCAGAAGCTATTGATGCTGTGCATGACGGGAAGGTAATAGCCGAGGTAGGGCATCGTGTTGAGTATGTAAACTCCATTGCAGGCGGAGCTGCTAGAGCTGTTCGGCAAGGTAAGCTAAGTAAAGATGCTATCCCTGGGCTAGTTAAGGAAATGGCAACTAAGGGTTGTAGTGAGCCGCTATCGGATAGAGAGATACAGGGGCTTATACGTAGTTCAGAGGGCTACTTAGAACGGGATGCAGTTAAGGATGAGACTAAGTGGAGAGAAAGGCGTGCTACTAACATTACGGTGCTCGAAGAGAGAAACTTAAGGCTGGATACGACTAACATAATAGAATCCAATAGAAGGCTCTACATTCAAGAGTTCTTTAGGGGGGTAAATGCTGCATTTATGGGAAGGCTTTACCAAGAGCTTATCGAGCGACAGTTTAACGATGGCTACATCTCAGAGGCTAGCTGGGTAATAGTTAATCGAGCTGAACAACTTAAGTTAATTGTTGACCGATACTTCTGTGTTGCCGAGAAAACTAAAAGTAAATGGGGTACAGAGTGTTGGCGCCAGGAGAAATTTGAAGGAGCTATCGAAGAAGGCTTTATAGGACAGTTTGTAGAGGAAATATATCGCAGCATTAAAACGCACCGTGAGCTGGTTATAGAAGGAAACGCTGAAGCAAAGCCACGCTTAGCTAGCAAGTTAAAAGCAGCTAAGGATAAATGTACATCGAAGGAAGGTTTGCTTAACGCTGAAAAGTTTGAAGCTGATAAGCTTAAGGAGGAAGAGGCTTTTTTTACACTTAAGTTTAAGCAAACTACTCGTAGTCGGCTACAGGAGGAAATAGCGCATACGATTCAAGAAATGCAGCAGAAGGTTAATAAGTTAAAAGACGAAAGCGCGATTATAGCATTTCAGAATGGCTTACTTTCTCTGGGTTCATCGGAAGCAAGCTGCGGCTTTTCACATTCTGGTTTCACAGAATGTGAAGCATGGAGGAACACACTAACCTGCATGGATACTAACTATGATACTGAGCTGGCCTCCAGAGTCTTAACTACTCTCCAATCAGGAGACATAACGCAATACATATTGCGTTATGAGCAGTTGCTGATAGCTGAATGCCCAACAATGTATGGATTCTTGAAAGACACGTTTCCAGAGCAGCAGCAGACTTGGCTGCTAGTCATGAATATCATAGGCTACTGCTTTCTTGTGGGTAACCCAAGACAAAAGTTCTTTAACTTCCAAGGAGCTACAGGTAGCGGTAAAGGGTCTCTAGGAAAGATAATAACTTACTTATCCGGGGACTCTTCACAGTACTTGGGGCTTAGAGACTTTTCTACAGATACAGGGTTGTTTCCGTGTATTGGTAAATCAGCAGCAGTGGTGGACGAGGTGGATAATGCATCTATGGATCGTAAGACTAATCATGCTGTCTGGGAAACAATAAAGAAAGTAACTGGAGGTACTCCAGTAAGCGCACGCAGGCTATACAAAGATGCAATTAGTGTCCGTATTGACGCTAAGTTTATACTAATCAGTAATAAACCATTAGATTTTCCAGATGAGGATGGATCTATCGGACGGAGACTAGTCTCTCTGAAATTTAAAGAAACCTGCGCTGCTAGTAAAATGAAGGAAGACATTGCTTTAGATGTGCTGAAGAGCGATGCGGATAAGGTGGCAACTATAGCCGCTGCTACGCTTATGAGTAGATGGTACCTTGGTAGCGAAATGTTCCAGATTGCGGGCAGTTCAGCCCTTGATGAGGGCAAAGCGGAGTATTTAGATAACTGCGCTCCGATTAGGAGCTATTTACTTAGCTGCTTACAATTCGGTTCAGAGTCAGGAGCTACCGCTGAGAATGGCCGCGTAATGGTAGTGGGATTACTTGCAGTACTCGAGGTCTACTGTGCCACTACACTGAGTAATAGTTCCGATTCTGATGCTGCACTAACAAGCATTAAGTCCTACCTTAAGAGAAGTAGAAAGCAAAAGGAGGAGCAGATATATTCTATACTAAAAGTGAAGGGAGTTACTAGGGGTAAGGAGGACAGAGCTAGGTATAGTAAAGGGTCTAATGACTACTGGCATTATGTAGATGCAATTAGGATAGATTGTTCCCACATAGATTTAGAGCTAGTAATGCAGGAAATGATGCAGATAGAGGCTAAGAGTGTAGATAGAGCACTTAGTCTAGGAAGCCGTATGTGGTATCAATTTGATTTAGAGAATGCGCAGAGAGTAGTAGATGGGTTAATGTAGGCGATATATCAAAATGATTACATACTACAATTAATTGCTAAGTATTACGTTTTTATATACCGATAAAATGCTAGGTGCATCAAACAAAGGTGAGCACCTGGTGAGTACCTGCTAAAAACCGGCGAGCACCGGGGGGTAATTATCGCACAGGTACTCACCAGGTACTCACCGGTGCTCACCTGCTGTTTTGAAGAAAATATGTAATGATTACACAGAATGTTATATCCAGGTACTCTGGTACTCACGGTACTCACCTTTTATTTACTAAAGGTCCAGAATGTACATAGGTAGTACAAAAAAGAACCCTAAAAGGGTAAAAAGGGGGGGTAGTAAAAAATATATAGAGGAGAGTACGAAAAATCGGTGAGTACCGTGAGTACCGTGAGTACCTGTTTACATAATTACCGCAAGTCATTTTAAAATGTAGTTAAGTTGAAGGAGAAAAACATGGACATGATAGCAATACGAAACATGAGTAGAGGCGATTACGCTTATAAGTTATTAGAGCAGATTGTAGAAAGTAAAGATGACTATTATATAGAAGCGGAGCTGAAGGAGTTAGCAACTGTATTGGTTAATTTACCGCAAGATGAGTTTCTACCATTTGTTATAAAAGCAACTAAGTGTGGAGGCGTAACCCCTAATAAGCACCTAAATTTAGTATTTTCTACTGTGCTTAGTATACGTAGGGATATACTTAGGAGAACTGTCGAGAGGGCTTTAAAAGGAGGGAGCTAGGCGAGCAGTTAGAATAGAGTCACAAGTGTCTTGCGGTTTCTTATGGGTCCCGTGACTTGCCGCGTGACTTGCCTTACTGCGTGACTTTTAATACAAACAGCCTTCGGCTGTTTGACTTCCGTAGTTAAGGTGTAACGGCGGTATAACAACCAGCCTCACGGCTGGTTTAAGCCTATACTGGTAAGCTACCTACTTTTTATCAAGATCCTATCAAGATCCTATCAAGATCCTATCAAGATCCTATCAAGATCCTATCAAGATCCTATTAGGATCTTGATAAATAGTCCAACAGTGATAATCGACATCTCCGCGCGTGACTGCCGTCCGGCAAGCCTTATACTTAATACCATTTTGACGTGTTAACCTATTAGCAGCTTGGATAGCGCGTGATTTTGTGGTGTACTGTCCGGCGCGTTCTTGCTCTTGGGTTATGTTCATTTAGGCTTTCTCCGAAAAAAAAAACCACGGCTATAGGTAATAGCCGTGGTTTTTGCGTGTCTTTATTCTTCGTTAGCGTAACATTCTGGGTGCTCATTATTCAGGTAAGCTTCGTACGCTCGCTTGTCGGTATCATCGATTATGGCGCTAACTAATAAATCATCGTTGGTGTTAGTAAGGCTAAGCAGCTTAGCTTTGAACTGCTCAAGGGTTATGTCGTATTTTTTACATATTAACGGTAACAGGTAAGTAAATGCTTCGTGATATGTGAGTTTCATAGTTTGCCTTGTTCCTTATATGATATGTAAGATGTTTCAGTAACAATTAAAAAATCTAGTAGCTGTAAGTTTAATAATTCGCCTGCTTGCTTTAGTTTGTCGCAGATTGATTGATCTTCTTTGCTGGATAGCAGGGAACCGCTAGGGTGGTTATGCACTAGGATTATAGTGTTAGCAGTGGCGGTTAGTGCAATTGAAAAAACTATACGGGGATCTATTGCACTAAAGTTAAAACCGCCGGAACTAATCTTTACCCAACCAAAGATTTCGTTGTTTCCGTTCAAGCAAAACATCAGCACTTCTTCTTGGTATGCGAGAGTACCGGCCTTGCTTAAGATGGTGCGCGCGTGGTTTGCAACCATTTCAGGGTTAGTCATTGGCTCTGTTTTTGTGGTTTTGCTTTTGGTGTAGCGTAGTGTGATTTGTGGTAGCATGGTTTATTACAACCAGCCTCACGGCTGGTTTATCTCCATAGTAATGATGTAACGTTGGTATAGCAACCAGCCTCACGGCTGGTTTAAGGTGATACTTTAGGTTAGTTATTTGCCATTATGGTTAGTATATACCGGCAACAAGCCTCTTCATTACTTAGCTTGTTATCGGTGAGATTAAGCAGCTGATTAAGATGTATTGCTAGTGTTTTCTTGCGTGACTTTAGTACATATTGTTTTACGGCACTTAGATTGCCATTCATATAATTATCCAATAATTCGATAGTTGTCATTGGTAGTATAAGTTAGTTATGGGTTAGTAATTCAGCGAGTACCGCTAACGGTACTCTGTGAATTATTACGTCCTATTCGCAAAAGTAAGCTATAGCGTTAATAGTATAATTTCGTTTTGAGTGATTATAGCAAATAGTCGATTTATAACTATCGCCCATATTTATATAGTCGATTATCCAAGCGTTATCATCTTGACTAGTGTTTTCCTTTCTTATTGCTTCGATACCGAATCCACCAATAATACTTTGAATTATATGCAGTTTGACATCGTATTTAGCGGGGTTATTATAGCACTCATCTATTCGTTGCTTGCCTGCAGGATAACTCTCTAATTGCCAGTAATCAGTTTCAGCTAATACTTGCAGTATTGTATTAGCTTCGCTTCGTTCAAGCTGAAACTCCTTCATTAATTTAGGTATGGTTATGCGCATAATGACTTAGCCTCATGTTTTAGTTATGTGGTTAGTAATTAATCGGGTACTGCTAGCAGTACCCTGGTAATTACTTTTCCATTTTGCAAGGCATAACTATCGACGCGCAACTAAGATCTCCGATTAATAGCGGTCCCATGGGATCATGTAGATGTAGCGTAGTATTTAACGTGTTTTGTAAAGCTGTTAAAAGGTAAGATGCACAATAGCAGTAGTTAGCAGATAACACCGGCGACTCTAATATAAAGTTAAGTGGTATCTTTAACTGTAGTGCAGCTGATTTAAAATTACATTGACCGTCTTTATGCAATGTAACTGTGTCGAAAGTATACTCATCTATACGTTTTGGTTTTAATGCGGTGAGTGCTTTTAGTGCTCCGTACGCTAATACTACGTTATGACTAGGTGAACCGGTAGGAATAACCTGCTTGTAATCCGGGTACTGGCTGTCGAGTAAACGACAACCAAGAATAACATTACTATCATAATATAACCATAACTTATCATCAGCTATTATCAGCTTTGCATGTTTTCCCGGTAATAGTTTACTAGCTTTGATTAGTGCGACACAAAACGCTGTAGGGATAATTATTGACGGTGAATCGGTAGGTAAGATGTCGGTAGTCTCGTAATGTACGATGTGGCCATTAGTTGAGACAAGATGCTCGCGGTTAACATGTATACCCATTAGGTTATGTCGAGCGTTGTCGGTAGAGGTAAAAGGTAAACAGCGTTTAAGCTGCTCCACCAGTACATCGACGTTTAGTTCCCTTGCGTGGTGGTTTTCTCCGTACGTGGGGATTAGCGGGAATTGATCTAGTTCGGTGTCTGGAATAATAGCTGTTTTGCCGATTAATGCTAGTTTTTCAGGGGAGTAACAACCGGGTGCTACAGCTATTGGAGGGAGCGTACAATAGATGTCAAGGGTAGTAGCGCGCGTATTTTCAGGAGTACACGCAACTTGCTTGAGCACAGGCATAGTGCGTGATTTGCGACTTGCAAACAGTTGAGCTATTTTGATTATGTTAGTTTGTGTAAGCATAGTTAGTCTCTGGTTATGTATTAGTAATATTGCACTATAATATCCGTGCATCATACAGCCTAGGCGATCTAGGCTGTATTGTGCATGTTTATACCTTGCAGTACTCCCTAATTACAGCTAATGCGTCGTCGGTAGTCATACCGACACATTCATCAGGCCAAATATTTTGCTTAGCGTATATCTCTACTGCTAGGCGGATAATCTGATCCTGTAACCGCCATAATCGGGATATGGTATTATCCCGCATGTTATTGGTTACATCAGTAATAGTTATTGGATCGCCAAATATATCTAGGTGGGTAGTCATAGTCATAGTCTCATCAGAGTGTTGCATAGTGTTAGTCTCGTTAGTTATGGTTAGTAGTAGTTATACACTGCAAATTATTGTGTATAATAGTTATACACACTAAAGTGCTTTGTTTTTATTTTTTCTCTAATATCAACCTACTTCGTTTTATCAGTATCTGTCAACCTTTTGTTTACAATTATTTTCGCAAATAAAAAAAAACTTTCTTACCTCTTTATATGTGCGCCGAACCATCACCAAAACATAATGCCCGATAAGTAACCTTATTTGGCAATTGATCACCTTATCACACCTAATCACATCTAAGCATGACAAGCCGACATCAAGATAGGTGTGCTTTGTCGTGTCCTGCTATGTCTCAATTTTGGGACAAGGAATCTCTTAGTTATTGGCTGGACGGAGAGTCGCTGCAACGATGCCCCCCGCGTGTGCCCGCATCATATAGAGTCCCACAGTGCTCTAGCCGGAACACCACCTACGCACTACCTACGTAACATCTTAAAATCATTGATGATTTTAACTAACATAAAATATCCTATAGCCCCAAAACTAAATGTAAACACAATGTTACCTATTGATTGCGAACACTTATCATGCTATCCTCCTACTATGAGCAATACACCTGAAGTTATGAGTCGTGAGATTACGATGCAGAATAACCCGGATGAGGTTATCGAAGCGGATTTACGCTCATTGCATCTTATCTTATGCAAACTTGAAACAGCATGGCACTATGCAGAGACGATAGACGATACGTGTAAACTTACTTTAACTACACTGAAGGTAATGGAGCATAGGCGAAAGACATTAGGTATTGATGTTAGCCCAGGTAAGCAAGTATACCTAACACCCTATGACAGTTAACGTAACGGTGTATCCTTAAACCAGCCGTGAGACTGGTTATTACACCTACTGTTAAGGAGAAGCCTACGGAAAACAAACAGCCGTAGGCTGTTTGTACTATGGCATACTACCTACAAGCTGAACCCCATTGGAGTCTAGACTTCGCGATTAAACGATTCTGTAACGACGCTGATGTAAAGATAGTCACTGTTGATGACTTATTAGATTTGGATGTAGTTACACTAGACCTGCGCATTCCAGTAAAAGAAGCCCTAGACAAAATTGACTGCCTAATACCTCCGTATGGCGTTGCACTGTTCCACCCTGACTCTGTGATGTCCTACCTAAAACGCAGAGCTAAGCGCTGCTTACGTAAAGCTCAAGTAGAAACGCTCGCGCAAATTAAAGAGTTACAACGGACTAGACTAGAGAATCAAGCTGATGTGTGAAGACTACAACAAAACATGGGATTCTTTCTGGAAGGATATAGTCACTAAAGAGGATGGGACTATAGACCTTGAACAGATTAAACGAGAGTTAGCTGACTTCTACTACGTAATGAATGAAGTGCCTAAAGTGTATATGGAGATAACTGGAGGAGAGCTATCAAAAATAATGTACACTGCTGAAACAGTTATTGGGCTATATAACCAGCAAGTAGAGAAGTTAATAGAGGAAGCGTTGGAGGAGGCTAGACTGCATCCTCAAGAGTAGTAGAAAAGTTAGCTACTAGTGGAGGCTTACTGATTATAGTAGTTGCAGTAATAGCCCCGCCTCTGCTAACGTATGCTGCTTCCTTCTGGGCTATGATTGTAGTAGGAGTCATCACCCTACGCTGCCCTGGAGCAAAGCCAAGCCTCCAGATAGCTACCTGCATGGCTAGCATCATTGCATCGCTCTCGTCTGGAGACTTAGCTAGCTTAGGGTTGATAGCTGCCATACGGGCCTTGTAGTCTGCTTTAGACTCCAGCATTAGCTTTGGCGATTCATGACCACCCTTAAGTAGTACCTTACGATTCACAAGCTGCTCAGCAGTCAGGCTATCGATACCTCGTATCTGGTCCTGCTGAACGAACTCTCGAAACTTAAGCCACATATCTGATGGAGACATTACCAGTACAAAAGGGTCTACCTTCCCTCTCAGCGTCTCCGACCGAGGCTTAACTGAAACAACTCTGTATGGTTGCCCCTCCTGCTTACTAACAATCCTAATTAACTCTCCTAGCGCCCTACCAATCCCTGTTGCGTCGATAGCTAGATTCGATACTGGGCAGTTATACCGTTCTAGCACCGCTAGAACCTGAGTAGCAATCTGCATCTCCCCTGAAGCATCTCCCCTTACCAAGTCTATCTTGTGAATCAGATCCTCCCCTCTGAAGTCCAAAACAACTAATCCATCTACAGTATGTCCTAGCACTCCTAGCCTAAGGATACACCCGGCTCCACCTCCGCCTATCTGGAAGGCTGGGTCTAAGCCGGCTACTACTTCCTTTGGATAGAAGCCACTCCATTCAGCCTTTCTGCGAACCTGGTGTTCATTGAGGAAAGGTTCGCTAATGATGGTGTTGTCCATCTGCTTATCTTGCCAGAAGCCAAGCACGAACCTGTAAAAGGAATCTGACTCTTCGCCATACTCACGTTTCTTCTTCTCAATCCCTGCTGTAGTAATCAGAAACCTACTAAGCACTTCCTTTTTCACCACATCCGTTTCACTGATAGCTGGAGAGTCATAAGGGTTGAAGTAAAGACAAAGCCCATTCTCGTATTGCGTCTCCCAAGTGTAGTCCCTCATTGGGTCTACTGTTTTCCATCCTCGACGAGGAGTAGCTAAAGCACCATGCAAGTCAGTCTTACTATTAGAGTTCCCAATACCTATCAGCTGAAACGTATCCACACCTTGTTCCAGGTTGGGAATAGCCTTAAGAACGTTAGGCGTCATGTCTGTGCACTCATCCAGAATCACCAATAACCTCTTGTTTGGGTGGCGTCCGATGATGGTGCTAAGAGTTTTGATGTCATCGCCCATCTTAATTGCAGCTGCAAATAGGCCATGAATCTTCTCTTTCTGTTTCGGGTATAGTATCTTGGGGGGCTTGCTGGTTAAAAACGTACCTGGTATTGGTAGTACAGCACTGGAGAATAGTGAAGCTACATAGCCCCATATACGACTCTCCAGGGACTCCAGCGTAACCGACGTAACGATGCAACTATTGTTTTTTGGATCAGAAAGCCAAAACAGTAGTGCTATCTTAGCAGCATCTAGGCTCTTCCCAGTAGCTGCTCCAGAAGCGAAAATGAGGGGCGTAGCCCCCATACAGTGAGCAGTAAACCTTCTCTCGGTCCAACGATGCCAACTCCCGGCATGATGCGGCCACAACAAGTCATGGGCACGGTGCATGGCATTCACTTGAACGTCTACATCATCGCTATCACGATATAATTTAAGATTAATTAGATAGGGATGCTGTAATTTAAACTCTTTTCCACAGGCATAAACCCTGCTACCATCAACCTCCCAACCTTCTTTTAAGCAAAGAGGAATCAACTTAGGATCTACTCGTTGGTTAAGATACATGCAGCCCTCGACATTTAAAAAGTTCAAACCATTTCATGTACCAAAATCGTACGTATTTATAGACCCTGATACAGGGCATCCATACCAAGCCACGACTAAAGAGCAACTGTTCTTCTCGATCCTGGCTTACCGAGAGCAGAACGATCTGCCTCCTATTGCAGCTCTAGATACTGCCATAGAGAATTATCTCTGCAACTTAGCAGAGAACTGTGGCAGTTGTGAATGGGCTAAGTTGAAGCGTGGTTGGGTCCAAACCTTACGCGGAGGCGTAGCCCTCATTGAGAACCTCTTCTATGGTAAAAATCACATAGTCCCCAAAGAAGAAGCAGAAAGACGCGCTCTCATCTGCACCGCCTGCCCTCAAAACATCTTCCCCGACAAATCAGCTTTCATCACATGGAGTGACGAGATAGCTTTATACGCTACTGGTGGATTACGTACTACTCAGTATGATAAACTAGGTAACTGTAACGCATGTACTTGTCCCTTAAATGCAAAGGTCTGGTACAAGGAAGCATCACTTACTGAGGAAGAGTCTAAACTTGCTCCCAACTATTGTTGGCAGTTAATCAACAAGGAACCTACAAAATGAAAGAACTAGACAACTCAAACATTGTAGGTGGTAAGATCGAACAACTACCGTCTGGTAAGTTTAAAGCAGATAAGACAATTATCACGTCAGTAGGTTCGGCCCGCAGCATTCATGAGCGTCTCCGCGCCGGAAATATAAAGCGCGTTAGACTCTATTCTGAAATAGATGGATTAGTCCAAGGCAATCCACCTTACGATTCTAAAGCCCTTCAGCAGGCTGGATTAGGACACATCGCTAATTACAATAATATGTTTGCACGTGCGGAGATTAAACGTGCTTGCCTGGCCTACTGGAATCTACTGCATAACGCGCAGTCGATGATTAAGATTGAACTAGATATACCAGATCCTAATGCTCCTGAATGGGCTAGGACTATGTCTTATCTTTGGGATAAGGTGGTTAAGCGTCTTTGGCCTTCTTTCCTGATTAACATTGCTTCTCTATCTACGCAGATAGTTAAGTTTGGAATCTCTCCTACGCTATGGAGAGATGAGCGCGATCCACGTTGGACTGTAGTAGAACTGAATAAGTTCTTCATCCCAGACCAGACTCAAAGCGACATAGAGATGCTAACCACAGTCTGTGTCGAAAGCGACTTCACAATCCAATATCTCTGGAATGTCTATAACGAATACAAAAACACTCCAGCGAATGATACACCCTGGAATGTCAAAACTCTAGGACAGCTTCTCTGCACAGCAGTAGCAACTCCTCTACGCGAAGCAAACCAGCAACTAGACCTGATGGACCTAGAGCGCAAACTCTACTCTGGTGACTTATCCTTCGACCGTCTCTACAATGACTCTATTAGAGTAGTCTCCCTCTTCCAGAAAGAGTACAACAACAAAATCTCACATTACATGTTTCATCGAAACATAGTAGCGCCTAACACAGAAGACGACACAGGCTTCCTATTCTTCCAGCAAGACCAATACGAATCTATCTCAGACGCCTTCGTAATCTTCACTAAAGACCCAGGAGAGTTTACAATCCATGCTAATAGAGGCTTAGGGCATGAAATCTTTTCATTGGCGCAGGCTAAGATTCAGTTAGACTGTTCAGTAGTAGATATGGCTAAGTGGGCGTCTACTCCGATAATTAAAAGTGGAGCTGGAAATACTAAAGATGTAGAGCAGATCAGATTCTACCCTGGAGTTCCAACTAACATTGGAACTGCTGACTTTGTTCAGAATAACCTGGGTGCAAATGTTAATAATGTAGTTGGAGCTGCGCAGTATCTATCGAGCTTAATCCAGTTCAATTCCACCTACTCGGGCACAGATCCAGCTAACCCAGATCCAGATAAAGGCTCACTGTCTCCAGTACAGACTAAGATGCTGGCTTACAAAGAGTTCAATGTACTAAAGAACAACATAATGCACTTCTACACTACGTTCGACAGAGTCATACAAAACATGACTAAGAAGATGCTAGAAGCAAAAGAAGGTAATCCTGGAGCTGAACTTGGACTCACCTGGAAAAAACGATGCTTAGAAGCGGGAATACCTCCAGAGGTGTTTAAGAAAGCCAACCAAGAGCGTATAGAAGTATTTGCCACTAGGGTGGCCGGGGCTGGCTCACAGGTGGCACAACTCATCGGGCTACAGGAGTTACAGTCAATCATGGGATCGTTCGGTCCTAGGGAGGAGAGAGCCTATAAACGCAGCCTAATAACTGCTGCGGTTGGAGTGGAGTCCCTTGAAGAGTTCGATCAAGACTCTAATACTGTAGATGAACAGGCTGGAGGGGCATCTCTAGCTGGAGTAGAAAACGCAGTAATTCAGGCAGGAAAGTCTCCTATCTTCTCCAAAGATAACGACCAACGTGCTCACTCAGCAGTCCACATGGCATTAGCAACCCAAACCATCCAGGCGCTACAGCAACAGCAGTCCGACCCCATCGAGGCTGATAAGATCTTCTCTGTCTTAGTGCCTCACCTATCAGAACACATATCAGCCCTACAGCAGTCTCCATTTGCACAAAGCGAATTCAATAAGCTTAAGCCAGGCTTTGACCAGGTAGTTAAGTATGCGACTCTTAACCGTGCTAATGCTGCTAAGATGATGCAAGCGCAAGCTAAGCAGCAACAGCAGCAAGAACAGCAACTCTCTGAATCACAAGTTAAGACACAAATTACACAAGCCGATGAACAGAGAAAGGACTTTAAGCTACAGAAGCAAGACCAGCGACAAGAGGACCAACACCAGACCAAGAAGAGGATGCTAGAAGAAAAGACCATGAGCGATATTGAGATGAAGCGTCTTAAAACGGTTACCGAAGCTGAACTAGCGAAGCAGAAAGCAGGTGCTGATATTGCAGCTAAGCAGGTCTCTCAGGGATACGAAGGTAACTCAGCAAGCCAAGACCTACGCGAGCTAAACGGTAGCACACCAGCACCATACGACATTGAAGGGATAGTTAAGACTAATCGTACAGGAGCAAACAAGTGATAGTAGAACACTTCGCAGAAGATAAGATAGCCCTAACGCAGTTACGCGATGCACTCTCCATCTTTCATCGCATTAACTTCTTTGCCGTCCTATTAGATGTAGCTGCTAATCGTTCACTAGTGCAGCAAGCGATTACTACAGATACAGCAGCACTTCAGAACGCATGGCATAATGGGTATGTAGAAGCTATAAACGACATCTTCTACTTTCTGGACCGTTATACTCCTAAAGAAAAGAGAGAAGATACACAGATGGATTTTGGAGCAATAGAAGCGTTATTAAAAGCAGGCGATATAACGGAGACAGAAGCAGATGAGTTACGTAATGCCAGGGGTTAGTAAACCTAATGCAGCAGGGATAGAAGCGTCATTAACAGTAGTGGGGGATGAAGACCCAGTAGAGTTTATTCGACGTAGCATACAAGCGGCTAATCCTACAGCCCAGCCAATGGTGCAAGCTACAGCGCCTATATTACAGTCACCCTCAGTAACTCCACATGTAGCACCTCCAGAAGTAAAGACATCCTTTACAGACAAAGAGATTGGATTGGAGCTGCCTTATGCTAGTCCGACTACGCCATTACCTGCGCCAACTCCTAACACGTTACCAATTAAGGAAAGCGAAGCTCAAAGCGAGACAACGCTTAAGGAGTCGGCGAAAGGCCCTGAGCCGAGTCTTAATGGCCCCGAGGAGAGTCTTAAGCATTTGCGTAAGAAAACTGGGGAACTTTCTCGCACCGTGGAAGAACGGTCTGCCGAGGTAGCGGCTCTACAGTCCGAACTAGAACGGTATAAAACAGGAGAAGTACTACCTGATTCTGTACAAACTCTACAACAACAAGTAGATGAGTTAAGCTACTATAAAGAACTGCATAACTTAAAGATGACTCCAGCTTACACTGAGAAGTATCTACAGCCTATTGAACAGTTGAAGGAGAAAGCAATACAAACGGCTACTGATTATGGTGTAGCTCCAGAAGTGTTAGACTACGCTTATAAGCTAGAAAATAAACGGGACCTAAATCAATTTCTGCGCCGGCACTTTGACGAGGTTGAAGCACTCGAAGTTAGAGAGTTACTTAGTAGCATAAAGCAAGTAGATATAGCAGCGCAAGAAGCTCTAGCCAGACCATCGGAGACGTTACAGCAGCTAAAAGAAGAACAGCAACAGTTTGCTTCCCAACAAGAAAGTACACGATTAGAACGTATTAGCAGTATGGCAAAGACTGGGTGGATAGAGGCGCTGACAGAATTACGTAGCGTAGGAGACTATCCAGAGTTAACGCTTACGGGAGACGCTGATAATGATAAGTATGTACAGCCGATTCTTAGCGATGCAGCAACAGAATACGGAAAGTTTATCAAAGAGTTGGGTTTCAATGGTACTAAGGAACTACGCCCGGAAGCATCGAAAATATTGGCTAAGCGATTCCTACTGTCCCAGGCTGCGGCCATTGCTATGGAATCCAGATCCCAACACCACCATAGAGCACAAGAACTTATTGAAACTACGAAAAGACAAGCAAACTATATAAGACCTCCGGTAGGAGGTGGGGCTGGATCATCCCCAATGTCTACTCCTACACAGCCACGTAGCCCGCTAGAAGCAGGGGATGAGATACTGCGTAGAATAGGAATGAAATAATGCGTAGAGTACAGTGGACATCTCCTATTGAATACGCTTTTACAGATGTCTATCTGCATTTACGCCCATATACAGTCGAAGCCGTATTTAAGTGGATGCTGCCTAGTTTACTAGGAAACTATGTATACGTGTTTGAATATGATGAGTCTGTAACTGGAGAAATAGCAGAACAAGATATAGTTACAGTAACCCAGCGGATTACTCCACTACCAGTTGAAGCCCCTGTGGACATACCAGCCCTTGTTGCAGCTCACTTAGAGTCGATTAAGCCAGTTCCTGTTCCTGTTGTTGTAATGGAAGCCAAGCAGGAAACAGATCCGGTATTCACTGAATGGCTAGAAGCCACACCTAAACTATCCACGTTCGAGAATGATACACAGTTCATAACCACAACTCCAGAAGAGACTGATCCACTCTTCAATGCCTGGCTAGCTACACCACCTCCAGTGTCCACTTTTGTAAACGACGTTCCTTACCTCGCGCATGAAGAAGATCCAGTATTCAAGGCATGGCTAAAGAAACGGCCTAACTTATCTAACTTCACTAACGACCTGCGCTTCATGGTAGATGATGGCAGTGGAGGGGGCGGTGGGGGTTTATTGGTAGAGACAGATCCTATCTTCACAGCTTCTCCTTCATTCACCATAACTAATGCAGATATAGCAAATTGGAATAGCGGAGGTCCTGAGACAGACCCATTATTTACTGCCTGGTTAT